CCGCCAGAGTAGCGGTAGTAGGCGACAAGGCGGGGCTGTGTGCTCTCTTTTTTTCTGGCCATAAAAACTCCTTGCTGACTTGCTTGCCGATGCACATGAGGTATGGTATACTGGATGTGTCAGCAGGCGAAGAGTCATTGACTGCGTTGTTTTTCTCCGACATGCACCCCATGCGCGCCCGGCGGCCTTTATCGTACAAGGCTGCCGGGATCTTTTTTGCACAAACGCCCCCGCTGGTGGAAACACTGGCGAGGGCGTTAGGTTTATGAATCGGCACGCAGGAGGTCGGCGGGTCTGATGTGCAGGATGTCGCAGAGTGCAAAGAGATTATCGATTTTGGGCTGGCCTGCGCCTCGCTCATAATAGCTGATTGTGCCGATGGTGACACCAAGCTTCTCCGCAAGCTCCAGCTGCGTCAGCCCGGCGGCCTGCCGTGCCTCGCGGATAATGCGGGCGGATTCGGGGTGGGGACGGGTGGACATAAATAAGCACCTCGATTCTAAATTATAATCTGAATTATAAACTAAGGATTGAAGATTACGAACCACTCCACCGCCAAGCGTGGCGGAAGCCTTTGGATTCGGCTTCCGCAATCGTCGAAGCATAAAAATCACCATCGGAAGGGTTGATTATGACTCGGTCATACTGTTGGTCAAACGGTAAGTGATAGATTTGATCTCCATCTTTTGAAACATTGCATTTAATAAGAGGGTATTCTTTCAAGGGAAAATTCTCGACAACAGTGATGTCAAGATAGTCAGCGCAGGACTTTGCTAAATCTGAAAGAGAGGTGGTTGTAATAAACAGGCTTCCAACTGTGCAATCAGGGTGTTCCATTTTTTGAAGAATAGTTGTTCCATAAAGCTGAAAAATATGTTTCTCGTGAATTGTTTTTTCGACAGACCATCTCTTACATTGAATAACGTACATCTTTTTGTCTTTAGAAATCATCAAATCACGGCCCATGTCTTCAAGGCCTTCAGTTGCACCGAAATAGCGAACCTTATAACCTTTTTGCTCGTAACAGTAACCGACATAACGTTCATACTCGATGCCAACCTGCCAATTGCTTTTTTGCCGGCTAGAGTACCGATCGAGTGCAAGCTGAAGCCTGTCTGTTTCGGAAAGCGTCTGGTACTCCTGTGGAGAAAGCCAATTTTTTAATGTTGAATATTCGTTTTCTGGAGTAGCAGCAATATTTATAACGGATGCCAGATCGTCCGCACTGATCTCCTTAAAATCAGAAAGCCATGGAAAAACACTTTCGTAAAGAGAAAGCTGATACTCGAGCAGTTTGCATTGCTCTTGAAGTGTACGTTTTTGACAAGAGATCTCACGAACCTTTTCTGCTGCGGTAAATGCGGGACGCACTTTATTCTCCAGATTGGAAGCCGCTTTCAAATCAATCAAATAAAGGCAATCGGCAAATTGTTTGGCAAAGTAAGGAGTATCGGGGTGTTCTGCATGCAAAATGGAATCCAACATGGCTTGATTTTCCTTTAATTGCTTTTCACGTTCAGCAAGAAAACGTTTCTGACAATCAAGATCAGCCATATAAGAAGCTAAGGCCTGCTGACGGTGAACATCCAAATTATTACGAGCATCGGCCGCCATTGTATTAAGGCGTTCGATTTCCTGCTGTTTTCTGGAAATGGTTTCGTCTAATGAAGCAATCTTCTGAGAATAATCTTTTTGGCGGGCAAGAAGCTGCTGATCCCGAATTTTCAAAAGCCGCTGGGTTTCAAGGTTTAGGTTCTTTTCGGCGCCTTGCTCGAGTTTTTTGTAGGTTTCATAGGATTCTGTCAGCTTTTCGATCCACTGCTTCTTTTGAGCAATTTCAGCATCCAGACGAACGGCAGTTGCTTCTCGTGAATGCTGCTCTTGCTGATGTCCGGTCTTATTACCCCATAGGTAGCCAACAGTCAGAGAAAGGAGGGCAGAACCGCCAACGATATAGTATAAAAGCAATCGGAAATCCTCCAGACCTTTTTACTTGAATATAGAGGAGGAACCTGCAAGGGCAAATGATGTTAGCCGCTTTCTCATTTATGATCCCTCCATATACAGATTAACCGCTTTGGTACAGCCAGAGCGGTTATTTTTTATGCGTCCTTTGCGCCCAAGCCAGACGCAGGACATTTTTTATAACGTCCGGTGAGGACGAGGTCTTCGACGTACTCCACCGCCTTGATCTGGCCTTCGTCGTTGAGCTGATCGAAGCTGTCCAGTAGCTTTGCCTGAGCGGGGGTGAGTTGAGTCTTACCGTTTGCGGTATCGTCGGACAGGTCGTCGAGAGTATAGCCCATGCAGTGAACCACGGCGGAAACAGTGGACAACTGGGGGTCTTTTGTCTGACCAGCAAAGAGCTTGTTCAGGGTGCCTTTAGGCACACCAGAGGCGCAAGAGATTTCTTCAATCGTCATGCTACTGCTCTTTTTCAATCGATTTAGATTTTCAAGCCACACGGGAATTTTCTCCTTTCGTAGTATGGCTCCATTATAGATAATAGAACCCAGCAAGTCAATAATAAATTACCGAATTGTATAAAAAATTTCAGGGGCGGTATTGACAATTACCGTTTAAGGATGTAAAATCAAAGCAGATTTTACCACATACGGTAAAATCGAAACGAGTGAAAGGAGCGTAAGCGATGGACAATTTGAAAGCTGAGATGCAACGGAACGGCCTGACGGTAAAGGACATTATGAGCACGATTGGATGTTCAGAGAAAACTGCCCGAAACAAAATCAATGGAGAAACTGATTTTACATACCCGGAAGCTGAAAAAGTTCGGAACGTGCTTTTCCCGGGGCTGAGGATGGAATATCTCTTTTGCCAGCATCGCAGTTGACCGCTGACCCGCCGAAGAGTGCGTGAGGGAGGAGGAAGGTCGATGGTAAACGAAGAAGCTCTGTGCATCGCAGTCAGCATATTGGCAGCGGCGCTCAGTACAGCAGGAACCGGACTATTTGTGGTAGGAATCGAGAAAGACAACGATGTTCTTCAGGACATTGGGGTCGGACTTGAAACGCTGGCAATTATTTTAGCGGTGTGGGGTGCATTGTCGTGCTTAACTCTTCTTGCATCGCGTGCATAGCGGCGATCTGAGCGCGAACAAATTCATCGGACAGCCCTTTGGAATCCGGATCTGACATGGAAAGAATCATGCTTTTTCCGTAAGTGCTCAGAGCGTCCTGCGTTTTGGGACTGGAAAAAAGGACGGCATAGGAGCAATCGGCGTTCATCCGCAGCGTATTTTCTGCGGAAGGGTCTGCCATATACTCGGATGCCGTGCTGAGAAATGCCCGATAAGCTTCCGTTTTGGCATGGAAGAAGAGCTTTTCGGATTCCAGATCGTGAGTGGCCTGCACGGTGTACTTGGTCAAGCGATATGTGGAGTACAGGTTAACGGCAGAAAAGGAGAGCACATGGGGAAAACGAATCTCTACACCGTAAAGGACTACTTGACCGGAGAAGTCCTCGCAAAAGGCACAGCCGGAGAGCTGGAGGCCAGCGGCATCGTGCCGAGGGGCTACCACACCAGCGAGTGGGCCAAGCACGAGAACAACCGGATGAGGGGCCGGAGGTATGACATCGCTTACGAGGACAGGAGGATATGAACTATGAGCAGTTTGAGCAATGCGAGAGCACAGCTGGATGCGTGGGAGGCGAAGAAGCCGGAAAACTACACCAGCAAATACAAGGACAAGATCGACGGCGTGATGGGCCAGCTGGACGGGATGAAGGATTTTAGCTACGACCCCACCCGGGATGCGGCCTACGAGCAGTACAAGAACAGCTACACCCGGCAGGCAAAGCTTGCCAACGAGAACGCCCAGGCCAACGCCAGCGCCATCTCGGGCGGGTACGGCTCCAGCTACGGCACCCAGGCGGGCCAGAGCGCCTACCAGAACGCCATGGCGGGCCTGAGCAATGTCACCAACAGTCTGTACAGCCAGGCGCTGAACCAGTACACCCAGAAAAAGAGCGACCTGCAGAACCAGCTGAGCGGATACCAGCAGGCCGAGGCACAGGACTACGAGAAGTACCAGACCAACTACCAGAACTGGGAGAACCAGCGCAACTACTATCAGAGCGCGTACAATCAGGCGGCCAGCGAAAGCCAGGCGAAGAAGAGCCGGGGGAGCGGACTTCTGAACACGATCCTGAGCGTAGGTGCAAGCATACTGATGGGCTTATTGTAAAGAAAAAGCGCCCGGCCCGGAAGAGGCTGAGCGCTTGGGGATTTATGCAAGATGGAGCTTTTCCTTCAAGGCGTCCTGAAGAACGCCGGAGAAGTTGATGTGTGCGGCCTCGGCTGCATCATTGAGCCAAGCGGGGACGGAGAGGGTCTTTTTAACAGGGCGGAACTGCTTTTGGTAAGCAGCCATATCAAAGGGGACCATGACCACAAAGTCTCTGGCCTCCACCGGAAGAGAGGAAGGAACGGAAGGAGTGGGGCAGACAGCGCACTCTTCCAGCATCAGGCCGATGGCATCCTGTGCCATCCGCACAGCCTCATCCATCGTATCGCCCTGCGTAAAGCAGCCCTCGATGTCGGGGACGGTGACAGAATAACCCGTTTCTTCGGGGTGGAACACCGCGGGATAGAAAGTATAGTTTGTCATCGGCATCAAGATTCACCTCCGAATTTATAAGTATAGCATATATGCATTTCGCGTATTTTGTCAAGAAGGGAGTTTCGAATGGGAGTTTTTAAGAGATACAAGGACGCGCAGGCGGCGCAGAAGGACGCGGAGAACGCGATGCCGGGGGCGTACCAGAGCAACTACACCGACCGGATCAACGAGACACTGGACAGCATGGGCGCGGCCAGCAATGCGGGCTACGATGTTGGCACGGACAGCGAGCTCTACCGGCAGTACCGCGCGGGCGCGCAGGCGAATGCCAGGGCGGCGGCTGAGAACGCCGCTGCGGGCGCTGCCGCGCTGAGCGGCGGGTACGGCTCGAGCTACGCAAACAGTGTGGCCCAGCAGGGCTACCAGCAGGCCATGGCCAACGTGGACGACGGGCTGGCCGGACTGCGGGACAAGGCCCTGACCATGTACCAGCTGAAGCAGAACGGCCTCTCGGGGCTGCTGAGTGCGCTGCAGAATCAGGACAGTCTCGAGGCGGCGGAGCATCAGGGAGCTGTGGCCAACGCGCAGGACTGGCGGGACTACAAGAAGAGCCGGGCAGATCAGGCGGCACAGGAGAAGAGCGATTTTCTCTCGAACCTGTGGGAGATGGCGAAGAGTGTGGGCAGAGCCGGTCTGACGGCCTACGACACCTACAAGGGCTACACCCAGCAGCAGTGGGAGAACGAGTTTGCCCGGGAACAGTGGGAGTACAACAAAGAGCGCACCGGCCAGAGCGATGCACTGAATGCCTACGAGCAGGCGTTCAACCTGTACCAGCAGGGAGCGGGCGATGCCGCGAACGCCGTGCTGGGCCGGTATGGTCTGGATACCGGAATCTTCGACAATTACAGCGGCGCACCCATCACCCGCGCAGACAAGGCGGGTGCGCTCACGACCGCGGCGGGGCTGGCAGGCGGCGGCAGCGACGAGGCCGCACGGGCGGTGCTGGAGCTGTACGGCCTGGATCCGAACTCTGTGGGAAATTACAGGACGATCGCAGGACGGCAGCTTGCAACGACGCTGGCAACAAAGAGCGCAGGCAGCTCGGGCGGCTCTTCGGGCAGCAGGAGCAGCCCGACCTATGCCCAGCTGCTGAGTATGTCGAAGGAGTTTGTCACAATGAAAGCGAGTGACCCGCGATATGATTACTACAAGCGGACGCTGACGGATGCGGGCTGGATAGAGGACGACACCCGTGTCCCGCAGCGGGCGCAGGTGGCGGCGAACGCCATCAAGGGCCAGAGGAACCACGGCTCGGATGACCAGACTATTTTTGACAGCCTGAAGTATCAGGGATACACGGACGATGAGATCTGGAAAGCCTTTGAGCTGGCAGGGTAACAGAAAAGCCTCCTGCACGACCGTGTGCAGGAGGCTTTGGGATAAAGTCAGGCGAGGTGGAGCTGGTGCTTGAGCGCGTCCTGAAGGACCTGACTGAAGTTTACATTGCGTTCAAGGGCGGCGGCATTGAGCCACGCCGGGAGAGTGACGGTGCGGTTTACTGAACGATTGACGCTGGCGAGCCGGACGGACGGCATATAGGCATCGACCAGCACGACCCGCTCGTTTTCTTTAGGCTGGATAGCGGACAGGGCCGAGGGGGCGGGGATAGGCTCGCCGTCCTCTTCCAGCCCGCACATCACGCAGCCAAGCAGCTCGCGGGCGGAAAGCAGGGCGTCGTCCTCGGACGTACCGCTGGTGGCGACACCGAGGTCGGGAAAATCGACAGCGATCTCCTGCCCGTCCTCGTAGATAAACACGGCAGGATAGAAGTAACGGTCGGGAAGATTCTTTTTCATCAGAAAAGCCTCCTATCATTCAGCGGAATTCAAGGCCGGACTGCTGCTCAATGCGGTTAAGCGTAGCCCGGGGAATATCTTTATCGGGGTCTTTTACGGTGACGCGACCGGGCTTGGCGGGGTGTTTATACTGGTGGTGGCTGCCCACGCAGTTGACCTCATACCAGCCGTCGGCCTTGAGCGCCTTTATGACCTCGCGGGACGAATAACTTTTCACGACATCATCTCCTCAATAACAGAATAACAAATACAATACTATTTGTCAAGACAAAAAGAAGGGAAGAAGACGGAATGGCAGTAACCAAACAGCAGCTCGCACAATGAAGCAGGGAATTTGCCGCAAAGAACCCGGACAAGGTGTGTGGACACCGAGACGGCCCGGATCTTCTTCGGCGACAGTGCGCAGGACATCTTCGGCACGGTGCTGCACGAGGACTACCACTGGTACAACGCGCTTGACGCCGAGGGCGCAAGGACTTTGCAGGAGCACGCGCTGGAATATCTGGCGAAGAGCAGCGGCTACGAAAGCCTGGACGAGATGATCCGGGCGAAACTGCGGGATTACAGCGCCCAGAGCCTGACCTATGAGCAGGCAGCGGAGGAGCTGGTGGCCGACGCATGGCGGGGCATCTTTGACAGCGAGGAGAGCTTCAGGCGCTGGGTGACGTTCCAGCGCGGGCAGGCAGAGAAGAACGCAGGCAAGAGTATCTGCGCTCGGAGGGAGCGGACATGGCCAAGGCGCAGGGACTGGCCGAGACGCTGGCAGGCGAAGTGCTGGACGAGGCGACCTACCGGAACACGGAGCTGTGGGACGAATACCCCGACCTGCATGACCTGACCTACACGGTGGACAAGAACGGCAAGGCCAAGGCGGAGCTTGTGAAGCGGTACGGAAGCTGGACAGAGGCGGTGGCCGAGGCCCGGCGCCACGGCGTGAAGCTGCGGCAGGCGGAGGGATACCGGGACGGCAACCCGGCGGAACAGTACGAGGCCATCGTGAACGACACCCGGGCCGTGGGCGGCGTGAAGGAGAGCGCTGCGGCACTCTTCCGCTCAGCGGCACAGGAAGCGGGCGTGGCGGGCGCAGCCGTCATGGAGAGCACGGAATGGCTCGATGTGCTGATGAACGTACACGACACCATCAAGCCCAAGATGATGAGCCGGTTTGCGGACGCTGCCGAATACGAGGACGCCAAGGTGGAGCTGGCGGGCCGGATGATCGGCGACATCATGAGCCACCCGGAGATGACCGATGCCGAGGCGGTGTTCGAGGGCATCTTAAAGCACAACCGTGAAGTGGCTGCAATGGCCGCTGGAAGCGAGGAGCGGGCGGCTGAGGTGACGAAGGGGCTGAAGAGTGTGCAGCAGGCCCAGCGGAAAGCTTATGGCATCACAGGAGCGGCAGGCGGCTATCGAAGACTCGCTGTGCGAGCTGGACGCCGCCGTCAACAAATAAGGAGGATTTCAAAATGGACAAGATCTGGGCAAACCGGCTCATCGCCGGTACAAAGACGTGGGCAGAGATGCCCGCACGCCGCCATGCCGGAGTCAAAGCGGAGCTGGCCAAGCGGGTGGCCGAGGGCGAGATCACAGCAGAGCGATACAAGGAGATCACGGGGGAGGACTACGATGAGTAAGCTGCTGGAGCTTCTGGAAAAGCTGGTGCGGGCCATCTTTGGTCCGGGGGACAAGCAGGACACCGGCGAATCTGAGCCTACGCCCCAAGCTCCCAAGGCAGAGGCTGTCGTCGGCTGGGAGGGCGACCCGCCCTACCGGTACATCGACGTGAGCCGGTATCAGGGCCTTATCGACTGGGCGCAAGTGGCAGCGGCAGGCTACAAGGGAGCAATGCTCAAGACCGTGAGCACCAACCGCAAGCTCTCCAAGCGGGCAGACGGCCTGTATATCGACCCGACCTTTGAGACCAACTACCGCAACGCCAAAGCTGCCGGTCTGGACGTGGGCGTCTACTACTACACCAATGCCACCAGTGAGGCGATGGCCGACGCAGAGCTTGCCCTGCTGCGGCAGGGCAAGGAACTGACCCTGCCGGTAGCGGTGGACGTGGAGGACAACAAGCTCAAGCCCATGAGCACCCTCGACCTCACCAACCTCACCGCCTACGCGCTGGAAAAGGTGGAGAAAATGGGCTTTTACGCCCAACTGTACACCTACACCGGTTACAAGTACGAGCTGGACATGGCTCGGCTGTCCTCTAGGTGGGACGTCTGGCTTGCCGACTACACCGGCAAGACGCCCAACGTGACATTTAACTACAACGCCCACCAACACACCAGCAAGGGCTCTGTGCCGGGCATCTCCGGCAACGTAGACCTCAACGTCACTACCCTCAACTATCCGAAAATCATCCGCAAGAAGGGCCTGACCCGTCTCCGGGAGGGTGTATGAGTGAAGCAATCATCGTAGCCATTATCACCGGCGGTCTGAGCCTGATCGGCGTGATCGTCTCCAACAACCACACCGCCCAGAGCATGGACGCCAAGCTGGACAAGCAGCAAGCAGTCACCGAAACCAAGCTGGAAGAGCTGACCCGGGAAGTCCGGACACACAACAATTTCGCCCAGCGCGTCCCGGTGCTGGAAGAACAGATGAAGGTGGCAAACCACCGCATTGCAGACCTCGAAAAAGAGAGAGGAGAGTAATACATGGCAACGATCAATAACATTTTGGGCGTTATTCCCGCCCCGGTGGCGGCAGTTCTCATGCTGGGCGGCTTTATCTTTTACGCCCTGGGCTGCGTCCGGCTGGGCTATGGCGCAGCGGTAAAGCCGCTGGTGCTGGACCTCATCGAGCGGGCAGAGCAGGAGATCCAGGGGACAAAGCGCGGCGCAGAGCGTAAGGCGTGGGTCGTCAAGATGCTCCGGGCCGCCCTGAGTACCAGCAAATACGGCAGGCTCATCAGCTGGGCCATCACCGATGAGACCATCGGTGCGGTCATCCAGTTTTTCTTCGACCGGGCAAAGGCGGCGCTGAGTAAGGGGTAAGACCATGAGCAGCACTACATACGGCCTGAAAGGCATTGATAAAATTATTGGATAAAATAAACCCCCGGTGTTTGATATGTACCCCTAATACTGGACACCCAGTATTGGGGGTATTTTTATGAAATACAGCTATGAGTACAAAAAGCA